CTGGTATATAATCTAAATCCGTTGCCGCCAACCAACAATCATCATTTGTAATAATGGGTATTTGAACTCTTTTTACATCCTCACCAATATCAGTATCTTCATGTAATCCATAAGACGAATGAGCCTTTCTTCTCATCAATCTAAATCCAGTTATCTCTGTTTCAAAACTATCAAATATTTCTTTAAAATATGGTGTATAATTTAATACTCCCCTTAATGGTACATTATTATGATGTTTTTTATGTGATTCTGCTATCTCATTAATACTCGGTAATGATATACAATGACCGAACGCTCCATCTTCATATTTAAATCGTTCTTCTACAAACTTTTTATCTTCTCGTAACTTATCTATATCATAAACTTTATTATTTCTACTCAACTTCATTTATTTATCTTATCCATCTCTCTACATTGAAAACATTTACCACAAATCTCTCCTTCTCTACACCACCAAACTTTTTCTTGTAGTTCTTTTCCTAATCTATCCCAACACATTTCTTTTGTAAAGTTTTTTATTGGTGTTGTTAATTTTATTTTATGATTGGTGTAAACATCATTTTCATTACAAGCCTCTACCACCGAGTATAATGTTTTTAAATTCTTTGGTGAGTCTTCATCACTTTCATCTGTTTTTGTAAACCCTACAGCCACCTCATCATATTCTTTTCGATAAGCAATTCTCATACCATCAACCAAACATATAAATACATCACCAAGAACACTTGCATACTGAACTGATTCTGTTAAATTAAATGGTCGTATCTTTTGTAACATTGGTTCTATACTTTGAACAGCATCCAATTGTTTATTAATCATACCACCTCTGTTTAATAATTTAATATGGTGTGCATGAACTTCACAATCACTTTGTTCTAAATGAAACTTTAGAAGTGTAGTAGAATCAACCCCACCGCTCCACAACACTAAAACCTTATACATTATTTAAAATGATCTCCAACAAATATTTCTTGAATTACATATCGTTTTCCCTTTGTTACTGGAACAACATTATGACATAGAAATGACGGAAATAATGTTAATGAACCCTTTAATTGGTTCATTGTATACCACTCTTTTGTATTTTTATCTTGGATACCAAATTGAACTTCACCACCCTCGTATTCACTTGGGTCTGTGAGTTGGATAATCCCTACAATCTTTCTAACTGAACAACTTCCTACATTGAAATCTGTGTGCCAACCATAGAATCCACCATCTTGATATTCTATCAATTTTAGTTCATCATCACACCCTTTAATCTCAAAATGAAACACTTTATCATTTACGATATTGGCCATTTGAAATATTTTATCTTGTAACCATTTCCAATCTTTATTTGGTTTATCAGGCCTGGACTCAATTGTTGGTTGATCACATAAATACCACTCTGTAGTTTTTCTAATCTCTGGTATAATTGTATTTCTACCATCTTCTCCACCAACTCCACCATTGACTTCTTGTTCAGATTCTATTATATCTTTTATTAATTCATCACATTTTTCGTGTGATAAAAATGTAGGTATTTGAATTGAATATTTTAAATCGTTATTTTGTTTATACATAAGTATCTCCTTCCATCCAAGAAACTAAAGAATATCTAACCCCGTTTGTGATTGGTGTAACTCTATGTGATAAAAATGATGGAAATATGATTAAAGTACCTTGTGATTTCCTCGCTCTAACCAAATCACCTTTACACTCAGCTGTACAATGCTGTTTATCAATACATTGACAATCTGTTGAGTTTGTAATACCAAACTCTAACTCTCCACCATCATATTCATCTTTATCTGATAATTGAACTATTGCAGTTAACTTTCTTAATGAAGCTTTTTTTGCTCCAATATCTGTATGCCAAGTGTAATTACTATCAACTCCATATTTTAGGAATATAAGTTTATCTAAACTTTCTATTTGGTAATTAAAATATTGTGTGTTTGCAACTTTTATTGCACCATTTAATTTTTTGGATAAATTTTCATCGTTAAAAGTTGTATTGAGAGTTCTTCTGACATTTGTATTAACTAAATTCTCTGTATAATCACCAGCTAAATTTGCATCTACCAACTCATCCGTATCGAGAGCATCTCGTAATTTAGTACACTCTTCTTTAGCTAAAAAATTCTCTCTATATACAACAAACTGAAACCTATCATTTTTTTTCATTTACCCTCTTCTCTTAGTCTTTTCCAGGAATATTGTGAACTAATATATCTGAACTGAAGTAGGTATCAATATCTTCCACATCCAATGAATAAAAAATAATATCTTCTTCATCATAATTTTCCTGAATATCTACTATATCAATCTCATTACCATCTTTATCAAACAACTTATCGTCTGTATCTAATCTCCAAGTTTGTTTAAATTTGTAAGTTCCGCTTCCTGCATTATTTGCAAAAGCACTTCCAAGTTGTGGGAATATATATTCGTTATTATCACTACCACTAATTGTATAATAATGTGGTGTAGTGTATACTCCACCACCAACTACAACTGAACCAGTCATAAAACTTCCTGATAAATCTGATGTTGAATAATTCAAAAAATCTAAATCTCCATCTGGCATCCCAATTGGTTGAAATGATTTAACCACATCACCTATTTGAACATCTTGAATCTGTTTTGTTGAGTCATCATACATACGAATTAAACTACCACTTGGTGTTGAAAGTCCTTGATGTGGTTTCAATGTCCATACTGCCCAACCATCATTAGTGATATCATCATCTGCTAAAGTATCTACTGGTGGATATAATTTTAGGTGTTGTGGATTATAAAATGAAGAGATAACTTTAGTATCTTCTGGTGTTACTAATAAAGAAACTCTACCTTGTGAACTATATTTTTGATTATTAGAATCAACACTACCCGAACTTATTATAAAATTTTCATTAACATTTCCAGTTGAAGTATTCAATCCTAATATAGCCGATGAAGATTGTTCCGTTCCGATAGTATCTGCTCTATAACTATTTAACATTAATTTTCCACCCATTGTAACTTGCATAGATGCATCACCTTGTGTAGTTTTATTTACATAATCTGGCCAATCTCCAATACCATGTCCAATTGAAATTGATGATGAATCAAAAGTAGAAATTAAACTTGAAGATACTGGTGAAGTAGATAATGTTGACCTAAACCAATCCTTATTAAATGAACTACTTACTATTTGATATAATGTATCATCCGTATGTTCAGGGTTATGTAAAAATAAATGAAAACTTCCAGAATGATTTGCTTGTCCTCTCATATCAAGATATTGTCTATTTGTAGGCGTAGTATTAAAAGAAGAACTAATATTAACATCTGCAAAACTTGAAGATATTATTCCTCGTTGTGCCATTGGTGGATTTGTACCAAATTCATTTGAATAATCACTACCATATATAATTACATTATCATAACTTTGAGTTGCAGCATATTGTGCTATATCTGGAAAAAAATTAGTAAACACTGCAGATACTTGTGCAGAATACATATTTGTATTATTTTCAAAAAACTTAACTTCATTAGAACCACTTTCAATTGTGAAATCTAATCCAGCAATTATACCAGCTCTACTTAATGTAGGCCAACCACCTGCACTGCCTGTTACATAGTTCCAAAATTCTTTTGCTTTACTATGTACATCACTTCTTTGATTATAATTAATCATTTTATCTTTTGTTAGTGCCATTTAAAACTCCTTGTCAATCATAGAATATTTCAATAATAAATATCAAGTATCCAATAAATCAATTATATTTCCTCGTATTCCGTTTTCTTTTAATGCATACAGCAATGGTGCTTTATTCCATATTTCAATATCATACACAACATAATTGTACCCAAGTTCATATAAGTGTTTAAATCCATGTATTCCTATAGAATAATCTCTTATACCACGATATTCTGAATCAATCCAAATGTTATAACCATAAATATACTTACCAGTATAAATTATGTCAACTCCAGATTCAGTATAATCAAAACTTGGTGTATTATAAACAGGACTACCATTTTGATCCCATGTCTTGTATATTTTTTGACCCAACCACAACCATGCTATAATTCTATCATCTTTAGTAATATAACTAAATATATCACCATTATTAATTCTCCAATCAAAATCGGATTCATTCCACATACCTTCATAATCACCAATATCTTTTTTAAATAACTCTAATCCATCATTAAGATTATCTGGCTTCCCAACATGAAAATTAGAATTAATCTCCATACTTTTATAGAACCCCTGGTGATCCAGAAGATTGGTTTCAAATCGTATTAGTTTTTCTTTACTGTTTTCCATCCTGATCTCTTCACTATATTATCACTTCTACCCTTCCAATAAAAGAACTCACCATCAAATGTAAAAATATCTTTTGTATCAAAAAAATCTTTATCGTAATTAGATAACATAGACTCTCCTCTTAATCGTAAAGTTTTATCCAACATGATATCCCAACCACCAATGAGTTTTATTCCAAGATGTATATCATCACCCTTCACAAAATTAGTACCCATAACTACTGGTATACATTCTGTAGAACCATAACCATGCATTACTTTTTGTACACCCAACTCTAACATAAACTCTACATCATCTACTGATGTTTCTTCGGCACCTATTAACATATGTTCTATAGAACTACAATTTGGTCTTAGTCCACTTTCTTTTAACATCCTTACCATTGTAGGTATTAATATTAATTTTGTAGGTTTTAAATTTATCATTTGTTTAAACACTTCAGGTGAAAACTTATCACTATATATAGTTCCACCAATTTGTTCCATAGGTCTTGCCATAATATACGAACCGATTGTATATCTTGGTATAAAATCCAATAGTATATCTGATTTATTCAGACCAAATACTTCTATATTTGAATTGATTGAATGTTGTAAAGATTCTTCACTATGTAAAACTTCTTTTGGTTTTCCTGTAGAACCTGTAGTTTTAAACTTCACTTTTACCCCACTTGATAATGTTCCAAACTCTTTCATGTACATAGTGTGTAACAATAAATGCAATGTTACTATATATTGTCCACTCTAAAGATGAACTATTATCTAATCCTAATGCCTTACCAATAAAGAATAATACTATAAAAGAATAAACCCTCCAAGTAATTGTTTTAATTACACTTCTTCTTTTAGTATCACTTTCATTTAATCTATCCCAATTAACACGATTCCAAATATATTCGTGTATAAGATAACTTACAAACCCTATCGTGTAACTTGCAACTACCAATTTCAATGCAAATTCATTACCATGTCCTAATAGATATGATAATAAAAATATTGAAAGTAATCCTGCAGTTCTATAACTTAATGTTTTTACTGTTGTTCTATAATTTTTATCCATTTTATTCTCCTTGTTGAACTTGACTCATCATATTTTTTGGAACGACACCACAATTACCACAACTAAATACTTGAATCGGAACAATTGCCTCTTTACCATTTGGACTCATCAATGCTGATATTCTTTTCAAAAAGAATGATTGAATGAAAGATACATTCCCACACTCTTCACATTGAATTGTATCTGTTTGTGAAATATCTATTTCTTGTGGTGGTTTTTGATAGTTTCTATCTTTTTTCTGTTTCATTTTATTTTTCCTATTATTATTTCTAAATTATCAGTTAAGTTCATACCACTCCTTGTAATGTGTGTAAAGAATTAGTTTCTTTTAACATCTGTTTCCATATTGTTTCAAACTCGGAATAATTAGGATGTCCTTTTTTCCAAACTGCCTTTTCTTCATATTGTTCATCGGTAAGATTACCCCAATTTAAAACTTTATAATATTGTGTCTTTACCTTTTTATTAGATAAATTTTCTTTTAATTCAAGTAATTTTAAAATCTCTTTGTAATTATCATTCTGTACTACAAAACTAAATATCACCGTTTCAATGGTATCAATAGTATTTATAAATTCTAAGTTCCTCATTAACAAATCCCAATCTCCACCTCTTCTTGTAATCTTATAAGTTTCTGGTGTAGCAGCATCTATAGATATTTCCATAGTTTTTAAAAATGGATGAACACCTTTCATAGTTTCCCACAACTTTGGTGTAAAAGAATTTGCATTAGTATGTAAATGTATATGTCCAACATTTGGATATTTCTTAGTATCAAACTCTTGTAAAAAACTTTTAAAGAAAGGACTTTGTAATGGATCACCTGTTCCACTTATATATAATCTGTAAGCATCTTTTATAATCTCTTCTGTAACTATTTTATGAATCCGTTCCATATTTTTCCAATTAGGTGAATTTGGTGAATCCATAATCATTTCATTTCTACAAGTAGGACAAGATAATGCACAACTTCTGTCATAATTAAAAGCAACAACCAATGGTCCTGTAGTTGCTTCTGGTTTAAACTTTCTCCACAACACACCTAAATCATCTTTATTGAATACAGGTAATTCAGAATCAAGTTCATCTGATAATAATTGTGAACAATTTTCTTCTATACAATTTTTAAAAGTAGAATCAATCATACTCTGTCTATATTCTTTTGCAATCTCACCATTCCAAACTTCTTCCCAAGATTGTTCTAATATATTACCCATTGGTTTTGTAATCCATCCTGGACAACAATTATAAACATTTCCATCACCGTGAATCTCTGTAAATGCCCACGGTTGTCTACACCATCGGTTCTTAATATCAATCACTTTATTTTTCCAATTACCTCAACAAACATAGCCATAATGTTTATTTCTTTATCCACTACAACTGCATCTGATTGTTGATATTGACTTAATGTTAATATACATTCTGCAACATGACCTCTTCCCCAATCATCTACGGTATCAAATAATAATCTGAATAAATCACTAAAGTCTGTTACTTTTGAGTCTGCTAATGTTTGTCTTATATTCTTAAATGAATTCTTTTTATCTTGTGTTTTTAAAATATCTAATACTTGTAACTTATAATCATTTTGTATTGCCATTCCCTCATCAATCACAAGTTTACCATTTACTACTTGTCTTTGTACTGAATTTATAACTCGTCTGATATCAGGATAACCACCATTAACTATAGTTACAATATCATCTACTGTTGCATCCACCTTTTCATTCTTTAAAATATTTGAAACATGAAGTGCAACTTGTTTCCTATCTGGTGGTATAATCTGAAATGATTGACATCTTGATTGAATTGGGTCTATGATTCTCTCAACGAAATTACAAGTTAAGATAAACCTACAATGTTTACTAAATGTTTCCATTAGGTTTCTTAATGCAGCTTGAGCATTTGGTGTAATGTAATCACACTCGTCCAAGATAATCACTTTCATATCTTGGAATCCAAGTGTTGAGGCAAAGTTCTTAACTTTCTCTCTTACTACTTCTACACTATTCTCGTCTGACGCATTAATATACAGATAATCACAATCTATATTATTAACGAGTAATTTAGCGAGAGTGGTCTTACCTGTACCAGCCCTTCCAAACAATAAAAGGTGTGGTAAGTCTCCACTCTCCAAATACACCTTGACTTTACTCTTGAGATGTTCATTCCCAATGTAAGTGTCAAGATTCGAAGGCCGATACTTTTCTACCCATAAACTATTTTTAATTTCTTCCATTATAACTTTTTCCATATCCAAATTGGTTCACAAAATGTTTTTCCGTTTGTTTCTTGTGCTAATTGTAGTGATTCTTCTGTAAATCTATTATCCGAAGCCGTTCCAGCTCCACCACTATTTGGTCTCTGTGCCATTTCCATTCCAATACAACCTTGATATTCCGAGTCGTGGAATGTAGATAGAAAATCATTCATAGGATTACAAATCTCTAACCATTTCTTACCATGAGAATTTAATCTCTTTTGTTTTGCTCCACTACTCGCATAAACATCACTTATGTTCACTAATAAATATCCACCACTCTTTATAGAAACCCATAATTTTTTAAGAGTTTTCTGTAAAAATTGTTCATTCCATTCATCAATAGTTTTATATCTAACCCAACTTTGAGTATCATCATAACTATATCTTTCAACTCCAAAATATGGTGGTGAAGTAAATACCGTATCAAACATATCTTCATACTCTTCAAAATCTACATCTTCTGCTGGTGATTCTATAAACTCACAATCCTTATCAACTTCAAAAAACATATTTCTATGTGTATTATAGAAATCTTTCTGTTCCTTGTATATCGGATGATTTTCTTTTCGTGGGTCTATTCCAAGATAATATTTACCTGTTTCACTACCATAGAATCCTGCCAATCTATCTCCCCAACCTGCACTAAAGTCTAATATGTTTTCACTACCTAACTTATCATATAATACTTTTGCCACATTTGGTTTAAACTGAGAACAAATATACTTTCTCAATCCAATCATGGTTCTCAATACACTACGATTTATTTTAGGTAATTTTAAAGTATAGGCTGCTCCCATTAAACTTACCATAAACTTTTCAGTTTTCCAAGTTCTTTCTGGACCTGGAGCAATAGTTCCATCTACACTCCATCTATTCTTTTGTTGAAAATAATTACTTGAACCATTTCCTGTATTGATTCTTCTAAAGTATTGTTGTTTACCTTGAAAAGATAAATCATATTTATATTCTGAACCTTCTCGAGCAAACCAAGTACCATCAACTAAAATTTCATTATGTCTCATACCTTTAAGTTTCATTAAATCCTTGTAGGCATCATTCTCTGAAATTAGAGCATACGGTATCCCATAAGTCATTGCAACTTTTGCAAGACTCTCTTTGACATCTTGTTTGTCAAATGTTTCTTTTATGTATTTCCATTCTCCTTCATCAATTGAAAGATATGGTTTCATATTTAAGAATTTATCAAAATAATCTAAATACACCTTAACTTACTTGTTGTGTTGCCACTAAGTAATATTCTGATTTGTATTCATCCACATTGAAGTTTATTTTACTCAAACCAGATTTACTGATTTTCAATGAAGCACTTGTACACTCTTTATTTGCACTTAATATATTTGCAAACATTGTAGCGTTAAATGATATTGGTTCAAGTTCAACATACTCTTCAACTTCAACTGGAATTGTAATACGATTACTTGCAACATTACTATAACCTATAACAACACTAACCTTTCCATCTTTTGTTATTATTGTAAATGATTCACTATCAGTAAGAGCTCCCTTACCCATAATGAATGTGTTTATAAAGTAAGAATTTACTTTAATATCTAAATCAAATTCACTTGGTAAGTTTTTCAATGCTGGTGGTGTTGGTATAACACTTAAATCACTCAACATATACTTTGACTTAGTATTGTATTTAGTATCCGTCATATCAATACTAATAAACTTATCTCCTGAAGATGTTAGTTTAAATTCTACATCATCACTTAATACTGATAATAGTGCTACAAGTTGTGGTGTATTATAGACACCTAATTCTGATGGATCAACTCCAGAGAATTTATCTACTAATACACTACCAACTACTGACTTATCTCCTGAGATAAACCTTGTTGACAATTTTGTACCATCACTAACCCACTTAACAGATTTAATCTCTCCACCAAGTGCGTATTTATTAATATATCTAATTAGTTGTGTTTTATTCATAACCTTTTTCCTATTTGTTAATTGTTAATTGTCTCTATATATACATATATATAAGAATCCTCAAAATCAAAAAAATCTTTCAATAGATTGTTGTTTATCAACTACTGCTTCCCAACCCATACTTTCATAGAACATTCCTATTTTTTTCTTTAAAGCCTGTTCAAACATTCTACTACTATCTATCTTATTTTTGATTAAATCTAAAATTTCTCTTGGGTCTTCATATCCCTTGTATGCTATGGTATCAAATCCAAACTCATTATCTTTTAAATAAACCCATTTTATTTTGCTACCATTAGTAATCTTTTCATATTTTCTACCCTCATACCAATAATCTAATAATGAATTGTAATTTATAGCCGCTTTAACATGAACTGGAGCACCTTTCTTGTATTTAGCAAATGAACTCTCTTCATCTCGTTCAATATACTTTCCAATACCTTTTACTCCGATTGGATTTGCCATAACATCAAAATGTAAATTATTCATATTCCTTTTAAAAATACTAATTCTCTCATCAATTTTTTCTTTAGGTACTTTTGCCAATATATCTTGTAAAACTTGTCCTAATAATTCTTTCATAGCGATTGCAAAATTACTACGAACCGTATCCAATCCCTTTACTTGTAACTTATTTACTTTTCTACCAGCATCATTAATAATATTTAATCCATATCGTTTCTTCACAATAAACAATGCTGTCTTAGCAATAACTTCTTGTTTAATATCAAATACATGATCATCTATATTTAAAAACTTTTTAGCAAAATAATCATAACTTTGATTTAAATAATCTTGTACTTCACCACACACTTCCATAATTCTTTGAGTCATCATTGTTTCGGATAACTTTTCATTTGGATATCTATTCTCAATCAATGGAACTGCTGATGCGAAAATAGAGTCTGTATCAATATAAATAACATAGTCTTCATTTGTTCCCAATTCTTTATTATAGAAATGATTAGTTATCTTTTTACTAAACTTAATCAATGATTGTCCTGTAAGTGTGGTTGCTTCTGCATTATCAATATCATAAAATCTAAATACTGGTAATCCCAATACACCATATAATGAATTTAATAATATCTTCTGTAAGTATTGTCGTCTATCGAAATATTCTTCTTTCTTTTTATCACCTTGTTCATGAAACTTTTTAACAAGTTTTCTCATCTCTACTCGTTCATTAAACCACTTTGATAAAAGTGCTGGAATCAATCCTTGTTTGTCTGTACGATATATTATACCATTACTTGATATACTTATTTTTTGACTTTCTAAATAATCTTTTAATTCTACTTCAGATAATTTACCTACTTTTTTTCCATTTCTATTTTTAACTTGATATGTTTGTTGATGGTTAGTCTTTATAAAATCATCTGCATTCCATTCGTCAATCTTACCAACTTTGGTTTCAGGTGAAATATTCAATGAACGAATAACACTTGGATACATTGATGTAATATCCAAGTCAAATACCCATTCGTGTCTTCCTCTTTGTGGTGATTGTACATAAGCACCTGCAAATTTATCTTCAATCTTTTTAGGTCTTGGTGGTTTATTGGGTGCCACCACACCAATCTTTTTCAGATATACTAAGATAGCTCCCTCTAAATATCTTGAACTCATAAACACATCTTCATATGGTACATGACCAATATGAGCTATACCACGAGCAATATCAATAAAATCTAACTTATCATCTAATTCAGCAAGTATTTCAACATCTCGTATATTATATTTAACAAACTTCTCTAAATCTTTTTCATATAAATCATTAAGTGTTCCTTCATAATCTATCTTTTTCATACCAACTTCAACTTCACCAATGTAATCTAACCGATAACTTGATTGTTGTATTGGTGAAAACTTTCTATATAAATGTAAATAATCCATTTGATTAACACCAGCAATAGTATACTTTTTCTTGTATTCACTATAATAAATTTGTCCAATTGGTGATAACATAGTTGCTACATCTTTACCCAATACTCTTACTGCTCTATTATATAGATAAGGAACATCAAAACTATCACTATTCCATCCACTTAATATTGTTGGTTGTATTTCTGAATACTTTCTAAAAAATGAAGTTAATAATTCATATTCTGTAGTAAAGAACTCAACTATCTTATCATCTTTTGTATAATTCTGAAGTTGTTTTTTCTCATCCAATACATACGCAAAATATGTTTTAGTTATCTCATCATATAATGCAATTGATGTTATTTTATTTGGAGCTTTCAATGGATCAGGAAATCCGTCTGTTACTTCTACCTCAATATCAAAAAATACTTTTCTATGTCCTACTGATACTTCATCCGAATCAGTATATTGGTCTACTAAAAATCTTGTAGTTTGTGGTACATCACTTTCGTGTAATCCAGGAGTTTTATCTTCCCATTTAAAAATCTTTTTAACTTTATCACCATCAAGTGTAAAGTGTTGTCCTGTTGAATTTTTTATATAAGCGTACTTTTTATATGGGATTATAAGATAACCCCTTTTATCATCCCAAAGATGAATTTTTTGTCTACGAACTTCGAAATAAATCGATTGATACAACCTTGTAATTCTCCAATTTAATGTGTCTTAATATAACAACAAAACCCTATATGAGTCAAGCCTTTTTTTAAGTAGAAGGGGGATAATATTGAACTATCCCCCTAAATACTATTTTAGAAATTAACACTTAACCCTAAGTTAAAGTATCTTGGTGTACCAAGAAATACTTCAGCATTATGAGCTGCGTGTACTTTATCTCCATAACTGTTGTATTGACTATGATCAACAGCGTCTTGTACATATACTTCATCCAATGCGTTAAACACATGAGCGAATAAAGATATATCATATCCACTAACTGGTAGTTTATATGAAGCATGTAAGTCCACCTTAGAATATCCAGGTGCTTGCCATACTTGTTCTCTGTCAGCGTCTTCATCTGAACCATCATACTCTCGAGCATCAGGACTCCAATCACTATAGTTCTTTTCATAAGAATTCCATAGTGCTGAAATTGCTAATCCCTTTACAGGTGTAATGGTAGCACCAAGTGCATATGATGTCTGTGGTTGATCACCAACAAACAATCCGTTAAGAGCGTATTGATAATCTGTAGCGGTTAAACCCGTTACATTACCGTTTTCATCATATTCATTTGATTGATATTTACCACTTGCATCACCATCAAACTTCCAAGTACCAAGACTTACGGCAGCCGTTAAACTAACCATCTTGTGTAATTGTGTAGAAGCTTCTACTTCTAAACCTTGATGTTTTTGATTAATACCTGTTAAGAAGATAACATCAGTATCACCTGAATCACCTTGACCTGTGGTTACAGCTTTAGTAAGGTTTCTGTCTTTCCAATCTGTATTATAAACACCCGCTTTAACTGCGAATTTATCAGATTTGAAATTGACTCCAGCCTCTGTACTAATGAAACTTTCATTCGTTGGATCAGAAGCAACCGTACCATCATAGTAAATTACATTATCCATGATTGGTGGTTTTTCAACATAGCCAAAGTTACCAAAAAGACTAACATTGTCATCTATGTCGTACATTGCTCCACCTTTGAATTGCATCGTATAGATAGCATCAGCATCTACAACTTCATTTGCAACTGTAAAATGGTCTTGGTAAGAATACTTAATACTTGATAATCCACCCATACCATATAGATTTAAATTATCTTTTGTATAATTACCTTGTACAAATCCACCTAACCAGTCAACTGTAGTTGAGTTATGATAAGCGATTATATCACCTAATTCAACTCGTTTACCATCAGGAGAGTTATCATCAGCATAATCCATATAGTAATCACCACCAAGTAAATCGCGAACTTCACGAGCATGTTCGATACCCGCAGTTCTCCAATCTATACCTACTTGTATTTTTAACTCATCACTAATATCGTAATTAAGTTTAGAAATTACACCGTATGTATCTTGACGATTAATACTATTTCTTAGAATACCAACTGATTGATTATTACCTTCACCATGTGTTCTTGGAAGTGCTCTTTTATCAACATATACTGTATCAGAATCACCTGAGTTATATGCGATAAGAGTATTCCAATCACGAGTCCAGGGAGAGCGACCATAATAGAATTTATAGTTTTCTCCACCTAAAGTACCATCGGCATCTAAAGTAGGAATCCTACCATAAGTACCTGTACCACCACCTGAACCACCACTCCAATAAAAGACAGAACTTAAGCTTGTCTTATCATCGATAGCCCAAAAATGGTTTAAGTTAACCAATGGTTTATGAAAGTAATTTTCTCTCTCATTTAAGAAGTTGGGGTCATGTCTGTCTGCCAATCCACTATCAAATAGTCCACCAACACCATACATATACCAGTATTGTTTACCTGTATATGAAGCATCTACTGGAGACCAGTTTTGATTGAAGAATCGTCCAACATCCTTGAACTTACCATCTTCTCCAAGTGCGGTTTCATCATATCCATCTACACTTGCAGCAAAATCAGCGTCATAAGCACCAATATTCTGTTTGTATAGATTCTGTCCATGTCGCTGTGGAGCACCGATTGCGTATAATTCCAATCGATGATCTTCATTCACTTGATAACTTGAACCTAAATAATAAGCCCATGCATCTGTCCATGTTTTGTCGATAAGACCATCACCTGTTTTTCGTACAATAGCACCACTCAAGGCGAATTTATCACCAATAAGTCCACTATTATAATTCAGAGTAGTTTTTAGAAAACCACCTGCACCACTTTCCTGTTTAAACTTCCCACCTTTTTCATAAGAAGCAGGGTCTGTGATTATGTTCATAGTTCCACCAATGGAAGGGGCAGCTAAATTAACAGCAGATAGTCCTCTTTGCATCTGAATTGATTGGGCTGCATCTGCAACACCATCCCAATTAGACCAATAGACCCATCCGTTCTCCATATCATTCTGGGGAACTCCGTTAATCATTACTGCTATATTCCTCTGATTAAACCCACGAACATTAATACGAGCATCACCCGCACCACCACCTTGTTGTGTTGCATATACACTTGGTGTAGCATTCAAAGACATTGGAATATCTTGTGAACCAAGACGAAACTCAAGTTCTTCTTTACTAACTGTAGTGTATGCAACAGGTGTTTTTTCGTCAGCCCTTGAAGCCAAAACTTCGATGTCTGACAATGTAACTGCATCAATTGCTAAAGCAAAATCAACATTTACATCTTCTCCACCCACATCTACCTTTTGAGATAGAGATGAATATCCGATGAATGTAGCGGTAATAGTATAAGTTCCAGAATCAACTTTAATTGAGTAGAAGCCGTTTACACTAGCTACTGCTCCTAAGTCCGTTCCCTCTACTACTATATTTGCTCCATCCAAAGGATTTGTGTTAGAATCAGTTACAAGTCCAGTTATAGATTGTGCGAACAATCCAGTTGTCATCATAATTGATACTAATAGATTATATATTTTCATTTATAATCTCCTCTGTTTGTGTGTTAAGACGCATTTTTTCATAGGTGCGTCAACTGCCTATTCGGGTATGTGAAATCTTAATTTGCATATTCTTGATCATCGTTATCCCCACTTAATGGTGGTATCTCACACGAATCATTATTACAAAATTTATCTATTTCTGCCTCTTCGTTTTTAATTACTCCAAACGAAAGTGGTTTTAGTTTTTTTAATTTCTTGTTATATAACTTTTCATCTATTGCTTCATATGGCATTTGTTTGTAAGCTCCATAATCATGTCTTGGTAATAGTGAAATTCCTTTTAATCTGTATTGAAAATAATTCAACACATATGGTAGTTCTTCAGCTTCTGTTTCGGGATTGAATGTAGCTGTACAACTAACTTGGTTATCTGCCCAATGTCGTTGTAAGAATGCGGCTAAACTAAACTGTTCCCAGATTGATAATTCAGCCGCAGTTCTAATCCCCTCACCTACATCTACTGGCACTTCTACAACTAATGTTGTTTTCTCTGAACCAAATGCTGGTTCTAATTTGTAACCTGCCTTTTTCAATGGCTGTATCAGGTCAGAGTTAACTGATAACCTAACTCTTCTAATATAAAATCTACTCTCTGGATAATGTAATCCTGGTGTTGCTCCTGCCAATAATGAAACCGTTCCACTTGGTTTTACACTTGTAGTCTTAATAGACTTAGGTACTGCAAACCAATCTGAATAAACTTTATCCCACTCTTGTATAACATCATATCCATCTTCCAACCAATTTCGTAATGTATCTAATCCATTATTAGTAATGAATTGTGCTACTCCACTAACACTACATCCAATTCTTCTATTTCTCAACATAACTCTGTTTGTATCACTCCAATGTGTTCTACCAAGTGTTACGGTTTTGGCGTATAAATAAGCATATTTTAATGTACGAGAATAATCCTCATATGAATCATGATTATTTGGAAATGTTTCTACTAAACAACATAACTCATAACTCTCTAACGATTGTTCTAAACATGGATTTCCACCTGCAACTCTGTGGTCTACATCATCTCCACCATTCTTCATACGAGAAAAGTGTCTCATATTTTCTAACCATGCTAATCCAGGTTCTCCATTGTCTACTATTCTTTTACAAATGTCTGAATAGTCCATACCTAATTCAGCAAAAACTGAATTATTTGAAGTCCACCCAAATTGCTCTCTATGTTTATTAACTTTATAATTCTTTAAATCTAAATATTCTTCATCATGTGGATCACCGAACACAATCTCTGCTGTTCGTCTTACATTACCTGCTACTACACATTTACCTATAAGATTCATAATATCAACAATTGTAGTAGTTGTAATTGGTTCACCACTATTCCTTTCTAATACTTTTCTAATATCTTCGTGAACTTCTTTTAGTGGTTCAGGTCCTGATGATACTCCACCGAATCCTTTGATTGGTACACCCTCATCTCTAATTAAACTATAATCAAATTCTACTGGCTGTGAACCATGAAAATAACTCTCTAATAATAACCTTAATGAATCCACCCAACCTTCTCTTGTGTCTGGAATCTGAAAAGTTGTTAAATCCCTATCTTTATCAATACCTTTAACAATTATTTCACCAGCACCTTTTACATCAAAACCTACACCAACACCTAACATTGATGCGTCCATTAAGAAACAAAATGGTTTTGAATAATCTTCTTTAATTGTTTTTGTTGATACGAAAGCACAATTGTTAAGTGCTGCATATAACTTCTTTTCTTCTGTGATTGCTGTTCCCATAGCCCACAAACCACGGCCTGGTGGTAAGAATTTCATAGTGAACATTCTCTCATACATATCTTGTGCGGATTTTTGGGCTTGCCAAGGATTCCACCCTAATTGATGAGAGTTAATCCAATTCCATTGCATTGAATAAGTTCCTTCTACAACCCTTTGTACAGTTTCCCACCATCTTTCGTTTTTACCATTCTCTTTGATTCTTGAATAGGTTCTCATATAAACCAACTCACCAAGGCCATTAAAACCAAATGGTGGTTTTTTTCTTTTATACTTATCTATAAAATTTTCTGATAACTTAAACTTCTCCATACGCTTCCATAACTCCTATTTCTTCTTGTCCACAACTAATAATCTTCTTCCGTATATACCTATGATATATATAAACTTTTAAACAGCTTTTCTTTATTTTTTTCGAAGTTTTTAAAACTTTTTCTATGAAGTTTTAAAAATAGAACACTTGGTGTGTACTTTTTATTCAAACCCTTCGCCGTCAAAATCTTTTTTCTTCTGTGCTAATGTCTTTCTAATATATTCATCAGCATTATTCATCTTTCCTTGTACTTCTTTACCACCTTGTGTGTTGGTTTCGTAAATCTGAATGAAACCTGTATTAGTATTAATGGTAGCTGGAAAAGTAATTCCATCTGGACCAAATCTATTTTTAATCACATGAAACCTACCTGTATTTGCGATTTTGTCTTCTACTTTTCTACTCATACTCATAACGAAATCTGCTGTCATAACTTTTGAATAATCTTCTGAAACCTTATCTGCCCCAATAACATCTTCTTCTAATGATGAACGATTTGCTTGTGAAGCCGTCCATATTGGTATATTAAACTCTCCTGCCACTCCACGAAGTTCTTCATAAACATGACCTATCTGATGTCTTTTTTCTGTAAAATTGACAGTAGATTTCATAATATCAGCATAATCTACAATAACCAAATCTGGTTTTATTCCTTGTAATTCACATTGTTGTAGATGAGCAGTTACGGTATTCACACTAGCAGTTCTTGTTGGCCAATACTTGATGATTAAGTTACCTTTTAATTTATCAATTGCTTTCTGTACATCTTCCTTGTAGTACTGAAGATTTCCTGTAGGTTGTCCACTAATAATACAATCATATCTCAATCCAACATAAGCTGCATTTAACTCCAATGTATAATGAATTACAGTTAATCCCTTTTTTACAGCATGTGTTCCAAGTGCTTGTAGTGTCCACGATTTACCAATTCCTGCTGGAGCAACTATAACACCGAGTTCTCCACCAGCAAGTCCACCATCCATTAAATCATTAACACTATCCCAACCCGTAGGTTGAGTATCCCTTGCTTGTTTTGTCATTCTTTCTTCAAAACCAGTAATATATTCGTGTCCTATATCTCTTTCCATCCCAGCAGTCATTGCTTTATCTATAATTCCCTTTATATCGTCATATTGTTGAGTTTCCAATAATTCAACTGATTGCATGATTGCATTTTTCATTATTTGGTTCTTACAAAATTCTAATGTTTTCTCTTTAACAAATTCTAAATCTGGGTCTTCTCTATGTTGCCAAGCACCTCTCAATGAATCTACAATTGCTGTTTTTAATACATCATTCTCTACATCATCAACCATAACTTTAATACTTTCCATTGTTGGTTGTGATTTATATTTAGAAAAATAATCCTTAATTGATTTAACCAAAAACTTATTTGAATCAGTATCGAAATAACTTACTTCAAGAATGTCTATAATCTGTTTTGTAAACTTAACATCTGTTAACAAACTTGATATAATTTTACTCTGAAATGAAGTTCCGTATTTTACTAATGATTCACTCATTTGACTTCCTTTTGAAATACAAAGATAGGTTCATATTTTGAACCAGAACCATCACCATCTCTGGCCATTGTTGATAAATTTAATTTAAGTGTGTTGATGTGTTTATAACCTAATTGTTTTGTAATTTCTAATGTTCCGTTTTCTATATTTTTCCCACTCGAAGTGTTCGCTATATTCAATAATAAATATCCATTATCTTTCGTAGAATCAAAAGTATTTTGTAAAGTTTGAAATAAAAATCCATCTATCCATTCTTGTTCTGTTGGAAATTTAATATAACTTTGTGTAGGTTCGTCCGCATACTTTTCAGTATTAAAATATGGTGGTGAAGTAAAACATAAATCTACTTTTTCTTTTGGTTTGAATACTTCACTACCAAGACAATGTAATTCTACTTCCTTACCAAGATAACTAAACTCTTCTTTAATCTTATTCAACCCCTTAAATGTTTTTGTTGATGGTTCAGTACCAATATATTTCTTTACTCTACTGGATGAAAGTGCACCAAGTAATCGTCCACCCCAACCACAACTCATATCCCAAACTACACCATCTCCACCATAAGTTTCATAAATGTATTTTGCAGCAGTAGGACGAAAATTAGATACGGTTTGTGTTCCACCATATATCTTTATGTTCTGTCTGAATCTATTCTCTGTCCAATGTGGTTTATCACTATGATTAAAATGCCATTTGATTGTCTTTCTAATTACTTCCTTTAACTTATCATCATCGTGAAAGTTTTCCATTGGTGTGGTTTTTGCATTACCACATGGAACTTCCCAAAATTGTGGAAAGTAACTCCATGCCAATCTCAATCCATTCATAGTCTGAGTTATCTCATCACCTTCAAGTATTTGTTCGTGTTTAAAATTCTGTAACTTTCTCATCTGTTCGTGTTTCTCTTCTTCACGAATTGTATAGTGTGGGAATCCATTCTTTCTATAGTATTTGAAAATAATATCAAGAGCTTCATCATCATCTATTCTCTCTAAACTATTGCAAACTTTATGATAATCTAAAGTTATTTTATCTTCGTCTATAAACTTACTTAATATATTATAATCAACTGACATTTTTCCATAACCAAATTGGTTCACCAAATGCTACATTTTGTGTTTCTTGTGTTTTCTCTTTCAAGTGTTCATCAAAATATTCACTTTTAGCATTTCCTGCTCCACCACTATTAAATCTTTTTGTCATTTCCATTCCAATACATCCATAATATTTTAATCCTTTAGACTTTAAAAAATCATTCATTGGATTACATATATCAAAATAACCTTTATCCTTTGGATTATAAACATCTGCAATATTAACTGCAAGTATTCCATCTTTTTTTAATGTTGGAATAATCTTCTCTAAAGTTTTATGTAAAAAGTTTTTATTCCAACTATCAATATCTTTATATCTAATATAACTTTGTGTATCTTCTTCTGAATATTTTTCAACATTAAAATAAGGCGGTGATGTAAATATAGTATCAAAGTAATTATGATATTGTGTATAATCTACATCTTCTGCAGGTTTACATATTAAATCTACATATTTATCACTTTCAAATATTGTTTGGTGTTTTTTATAAAACTCTACTTGTTTCTTATAGTTAGGATGATTCTTTGTGTTTGGGTCAATTCCTACATAATGATTTGTTTTATCTGATGCGTAGAATCCAGCCAATCTATCTCCCCATCCAGAACTAAAATCTAATACATTCTCACTCTCAAACCTATCATAAAAAGCTTTAGCAATACTTGGTTTGAATTGTGATGCAACATACTTTCTTAATGTGGTTGCCATTCTAATTGATTGTTCATCAACCTTTGTTAATACTTGTTCCAATGAATAGAATGCCCTAACTATTGTTTTAATTCCTTTTACTGTTTGCCAAGTTCTCCATCCACTTGGTGTCCTTGTCCAATCAACTTTCCATCTATTCTCTATGTGAAATGGATTAGAAGCATTATTACCTGAATTATCTCGTTTGAAGTAAAAATCACTTAATGGATATTTTGATTTCCTTTCATTTCTCGGAAACCATTCATCTTCTATTAAAATATCAGGCCACCATGAACCTTTTAATTTGTTTAAACTCTTGAGTGTTTGTCGTTCCGATATAACTGGGATAGGTGGCCTGTATGTTACTAATACTTTTGATAATTCTTCTATTACATCTTCTTTCTCATATGTTTCAATTATATATTTCCACTCTTTCTCATCAATGAAAATATACGGTTCCATATTATAAAACTTCTTAAAATGTTCTTGTATTGTCATCCTAAATTACTATATAAATCTTGTACTTTTTTATCGTAAAATTCTTTTCTTTTCTTTTCACGATATCGTTCACGAGCTTTTGCTTTTATCTTATCTGAATTTCTTCTATAGTGTTCCATTTGCCATCTTTTTTGAGCTTCTTTCTTTTCCTTTTTTGTTTTATATTTAATTTTTCTACCCATGAGTTTTCTCTGCCATGTGATTCAATCTATTAAATGTTGTTGCTAACCAACTATTTAAATTAGGTAGTGCTGTATATAACTTATCTTCCAAAAACATTTTTTGAAATTTGTGTTTAATAATTCTTTGGATTGGTTGTTCTAATTGATTCTTAACTCTTAATTTTGAACTTCCAGACATAATACCATCTGTTAAATCCATAAGTTTTTTATTTAAATGTAGTTGTTCTTCTGATTTACTAATCACTTCACACACTTTATATTTGTCTTTGTTTACCAAAGAACTTTTTAATAAATCATCTATTGTAATTTCATGTGGTGATTCTAAAAATGGAAACACTTTCAGTAATGTTTTTAATCCAGCACCTTTAATTCCAGGTATTCCATCTGATTTATCTCCATCCAATATTCTATACAATAAAAAGTTTTTTGAATTAATTCCATATTCATCTAAAATTCTATCTTCATCATACATTAATTTCTTTGTAGGTGAATAGACTTTGATATTTTCATCAACTAATTGTAGAAAATCTTTATCGGTTGACATTATAGTAGATTTTGAATCTTTGAATATATGTTTTGCACAATATCCAATCACATCATCTGCTTCTATATTTTCTATATTGGTAATGGTTAAAGGTAAACATTCAAGATACTCAATCACTCTATTTAATTGAGCAATCATCATCTTATGTTCATCTTCACGAGTAAGTGAAACACCAGTCGTTCTATTTAAACGAACTGACATCTTCCTACCCATTTTATACTCTGGAAAGATTTTTCTACGGCGGTTAGACCCACCTTTACCATCAAATACTATGATAGTTCGTGTGGGTCTTACCATATTAATAGTATAACCAATCGACCTTAAAAAACCAACTATTCCACCAATGTGGATCCCGTCCTCATTAGTAGTTGGTATTGCGGAAAACACTCTAATAAAAGTGTTTAATCCATCTATCAGTAAAACCGAGTCATTTGGTTCACCACTATCAACCTTTCCGCCAGATTTCTTAATCTCCTCAAGTATAGATAAGTGTTTCGGATTAATCACCGATAACCTCATCTGTGAATTCTACATCATCAATACCAAGTTTCTCTTGATACTTTAATATAACCTTATCACAAATGATTTTATAGACATACTCTTTTATCTCATCATTACTGGTAATCAACTCTTCCCAATCTTTTGATAGGAATTTGTGTTCTTTACCCTTTTCGTCTGTAAGAGTATACCAAGAACCACCTTGTTTAATTAACTTATGTTCTTTTAACACAGTCAACCACGCACCATAATTATCAATACCCCTGTCGAAGTACATATCATAATCTGCGTGTCTTAAAGGTGGGCCTAATCTATTCTTGACAATTTGTGCTCTACACTTCATACCCAATACATTTTTACCTGTATCTTTGATTTGCCCCATATTCTTCAAACGAATACGAGTTGAAGCGTGGAATGGTAATGCTTTTCCACCACTTGTTGTCCAAGGGTCTCCAAACATTACTCCAAGTTTTTGTCTAAGTTGGTTGGTAAATATTAAAGCAATTTTCTCTCTTCCAATCATTTGAGTAATCTTTCTCATAGCCTTTGAAATAATAATTGCTTTAGCTGTTGCCCAACCATCCTTGTTAAAGTCCGCTTCTAACTCTACTTTTGTAGTAGCTCCAGCAAGTGAATCAACCAAGATAGTTACTAACCTATCTTTATCACTTTCACGAACTTTAGTTACGATTTCTTCAATCGCTTCAAAGATATCTTCTACAGTTTCTAAATGTAGATATAACATCTTACTCATATCAATACCAATCACATCCATAAACTCTTGAGAAACTGAAGTTTCAGTATCTATATAAACTGCTACTCCATTTTTCTTTTGAGTTTCTGCGAGAATGTGAGCACCAAGTAGAGATTTTCCACTTGATTCTAATCCGTTGATTTCAGTAATTCTACCTACTGCAACTCCACCATTTGGCTTATTTGATATTGCCAAATCTAACATGGAACTACCAGTAGAAATAAAATCCTTGATATCGGTAGGTGTTGTATCCGTACCATCAAGAAAGTATGCTACTTTAGTATCTTTGAACTTTTTATTTAGTGAATCGGCTAATGTACTAGCCAACACATCATTTACTGATGCCTTTTTCTTTGACATTCATTTCTCCTATCAAGTTAATAGTGTGTAGTTAGGGAATACAATAACACCCATCTCTACTTTTGTTGTATGTTGCCACACACTAATAGTGTTATTATTTATGAATTAAATAGGTCGTCAAAAGCATCTGATGTATTAGATACTTTAGACTTCTCAAGTTCAGATGTAGAAACGGTATCTGATTTAGATTCCTCTTCTTTTGTGTCATCTTCACTTGGATTCAACCATTCATTCAAAATTTCCGTCATATCATCATATGATAGTTCTTGATAGATTTCTGTAATGTCCTGTTGTTTCTTTACGACCTCTAAGACTTCTGGCTCATCAGAAATTGGTGTTTGATTAGGTTTTACCCTAATGTTAGTTTTTGGAAAACTAGCACCTGTTTC